GAATATAATCAGGACTCTATTCTACATAAGCCGCACAATTCAGAAGATGCAACGCTTCACGGACTGAAGCCGGGAGTTGAGTCATCCACTGCGGGTAAATTTCATCCGAATCGAGTATCTGAATATAGTTCACACTTGAAGGATGGTCGATCATTCGTATTCGAGAGCATCAAGTTCTTGAATGAGAAATCATTTTTTCAGCGAAGTGATGAATCGGAATTTTAACTAATAGGAATAGCCTTGTCTAAAAAACATAATAAAAAGAATCCAAATCCAAACTCTTCTTTCTTCTCAGATATTCAACGCCAAAACTTTCTCACTCTAGAGCCAATACAGCCAATAACGACTAATCAGGAATTGATGTTCAAAGCATATGAACAGGGGCAATTCCTCTTAGTGCATGGTTACCCAGGAACAGGAAAAACGTTCTTAGCTCTATATCTTGCACTAAATGAAGCGCTATCAGGAACTTCTGCTCGCGATCAAGTTCTTATCATTCGATCTTCTGTTGCTTCACGAGATCAGGGTTTCCTACCTGGGAAACCAAATGAGAAGGGTAGAGTCTTTGAAGCACCATACATCGATATCTGTGAAGAATTATTCGGAAGGCAAAACGTCTATGAATCGCTCAAGTCTCAGAAGATTATCCAGTTCACTACTACGTCTTATCTGCGCGGGATAACATTCCGAAACTCAATCGTATATCTTGACGAGGTGCAGAATATGAGCGATATTGAGATCAACACGGTACTCACTAGGATTGGGGAAGGGTGTCGAGTAATTGTCACAGGTGATATTCGACAAACAGACTTACAATTCGATAGAGAAAAAGAAGGCTTTAGAAACTTTCTACATATTGCAGAATCGATTCCGATTTTCTCTCGAATTGAATTTGGGATAGACGATATTGTTAGAAGTGGATTTGTCAAAGATTACATCATTGCAAGAGAGCAATATTTTGATAGGATTAGAGTAAATGATGAAAAAGAAAGTGGTAATAGTATCGGGTGGCTTCGATCCACTGCATAGCGGACACGTCGAATATCTCTATGCTGCTAGAGCGTTAGGTGATCAACTGATTGTTGGAGCTAATTCTGATGGATGGCTCAAGCGCAAGAAGGGCGCTGCATTTCTTCCCATTAAAGAACGATTGACAATCTTGCGGGCACTTAGACCCGTTGATATTGCGATCCCGTTTCAAGATGATGATGGGTCAGCCTGTGGATTGATCAATTACGTCTTAGAAATGTATGGGGTTCTGTACGTGCTAGATGGAGGTATTCAAGAGTTCATCTTTGCAAATGGTGGTGATCGCACTGATGAGAATATTCCTGAGATACATAGATTTAAGAATCGTCAAGACCTTAAGTTTGTTTTTGGTGTTGGCGGATCAAAGAAACTGAATTCTTCTTCAGACATACTCAGAAAGTGGGAGCAACGAAATTGGACCTCATATTGAATTTTGTAATTGGATTTATCGGTGGTGGGTTATGCTACTACTGGGGTTATTGCATGGGCTATAATCGCGGGATAGATATTGGTGCATACACTGCGGGTGAACTATTATATAATCAAGGATATCTATCTCAAGCCGATCTCCTAAGCTTCATGAAGAAAAATAAAGACGTTGACAAGCCAAAACAATAAAAGCTAAATAACAACGTTACTCTGCACTTTAAGAGGAATGTAAAAACTGGACAGGACCCGGGGGCAGTACCCGGCGCCTCCACCAAAATGCAATAACGAGTCGAAAGATCGCACTGCAAGGCATCAATTAGACAAGTCTGGTTGCAGCTAGAACGGGTATACTACCGAGAGACCTTTCAATCTTGTAAGTGCTACTAGCCATTGATTGATACCTCTTAGAAAAACTCCGTGTTTGCATTTTGGCGGGGGCGAAACAGGATTCGATTGTCAGATAATGAACATTCTTTGGCTCTGTAATACGGGTGCTATCGGTTAAAAGCACACATCATAACTGGCAAGCGTAAGCAAACCGGTGTTGTCATGAAGGCGTTCAAGCCTGCGGCTAAGGTCGCTGCTAAGCGTCTCATGAAGGGCGACAAGGGTAATTCCTTCGCGCTCGCAGCGTAACACCTGCAACTGAGTTCGGGGGAGCACTTGGAAACAGAAGCTCCCCCACCTTTTTTATCCGAAGGTACTTAACGGATGCTCCTGAGTCGTAGGGAAAGCATGTACCAAAACGACGTGTCGAGAGACGGGGTTTGCTAGCACCTCGCAAACATTTTATTATGGGGATCAAAATGACAGATATCACTATCGCAACTGCAATCATCTCACCTGAGAAATTTGCTGAATTGGAAAAGTGGCGCGAAGAACAGCGCCTTTCAGCTATCGAGCACCAAAAGAAAACCATCAAAGAAGACGACCCATTCTATGATATCTATGTTGAAACATGGGAGATGGGATACCCCTATGGCGGCGCGATTGGTGGCGGCGAAGTAATCTCAATCACTGGGACAAGCTTAGGTGATGTTGTGACAGTGAAATGTCTCTATACAAATGCTGAGATCAACGTAACTGATTATGAGTCTTGGTAATGACGCCAACTAAGGACGAGATTCAAGAGTTTTCCTTAACAATCAAACGACTTGTAAATGAGAAATCCCTTTCTTATATGGAAGCGGTAGTGTATCACTGTGACAAGAAAGGAATTGAGATTGAACTAGCTGCAAAGCTGCTCAATCACACTATCAAAGCTAAGCTTGAACAGGAAGCACAGGACCTAAAGTTCATCAAGAAGCGCACAAAGAGAATCCCGATATGACACCAGACCCAGTTGCTCTCAGCGAAGATCATAGGAAAATAGTTGAAGAACGTCTTCAAACCCTACTTATGAAACTCAGTAAGGAACATTCTGATCAAGAAGTGATTGCAGAACTTCTAGAAGAAGGGATGTTAAAAATATTTGAAGAATTGGGATATACAGATATAACAATTGAAAAAACCATCGAGCAATAAGAATATGTGTGTCGAGCATACGAATTATCGCCCGATCAATATTGAGGAGCTTAGAGTGAAATGAAGTGGTCATGGATGCGCTTATCTTCACCAAGATGGCCTGACTCATTTACTGTGCTGATTCGGTGCGCGTGTTATTCACCTGATCATTCACTTATTCTCAGCTATCATAATAGTGATCCTGATGGGCCTGACGACCTCTATATCAGCACTCACCTTGCTCAATTTAGGTTCTTCAAGCGACTCTGGGTAGCTCTAAAATACATCTTTAATATGAGCGGCAACTTCTTTCATTTCGAAGAGACAATGCTTGACTATACCTCTGCAGTCGAGTTTCGGGATGCATTGGATAAGTTCATTAAAATGGAGAAAGCTAAAGAAGATGCTGCAATTACTAAAGATATTCCTAACCTCGATCCGAAGACAACCATCGTCTAAACCTGATGGAAAATAAGGGTCTCAATGCATATGTCGTGTATATTGGGATTAGGAATCATTTTCTTACTGATTATGATTTCTTTTTCTATCATGGAAAAGTCAAGGGTGATCTACTCAGACTTTATAGTACACACAAACACAGGAACAGCTTCGCAGTATTGGGTAACAGAGTTCAGCAGTCTGATCTCATCGAATACATTGCCTGTAACTTTGCTTATACAACAAAAAGCGATCTCTGGGTTCTCGACCTATTAGAGCCTGAAGCAAAAATTAACTTTGAGAAATATTCTAAGTACAAGCAATCTTCGACATACATATTCGATCAAGAGATAAAGCGAATCGACTCTATAAAAGAAGCAATCAAAGTTCCTGAAAATAGAACGTACCCACTGCTTCTGAAATCATATTTGTCTGGTAATCTATCGCTCGAAACTCTTGTGATTTTGAATTCATTTATCAAGTTCATTCCAATCTGGAATGAAAAGATAGAAGAGAAGTTTCTGTGGCCTGCCTACTACAAGCGCATAGATAAATTTATTCGGTTTGTAAAATTTGATCGCCCTCGCTGTGCGAATGTTCTCAAAGAC